AACAGGCTTTGAGTTTAGTATTAATAGCAGTAATTTCGCAATATTAAACCCTGAAACCATTAGTAAATTAATAGCAGATCAGACTTTTTTAAGTGCTAGTAAAGGGCTGAATAATAGAGTTAAAAACTTAATTAAGACCGATATAGTTCAGGGAATTATTCAAGGTAAATCAATTCCCGATATATCAAAAAGTGTGAAAATAAGTTTAGGAAAAGCCACTAATAACGAAGTACGAATTGCAAGAACTGAAACACACAGAGCAGTTGAAAGCGGTTCAATAGATGCCTCAAATTTTGCTGATGAGAATGGAGTAAAAACCTCCAGACAGTGGGTGAGTACTATTGACGATAAAACCAGACCAGATCATATTGAGATGGACGGTCAAATAGCTGAAGTAGTCAATGGTGAGGCTTATTTTACTTTTCCAGACGGCACAATGACAACAGGACCAGGCTTAAGCGGAGTAGCTGAACAGGATATTAACTGCCGATGCACGACAATTGACCTGATTGAAGACTATACACCTGCAAATAGAAGAGTAGGTTCAGAAGTAGAAACTTATAAAACTTTTAATGAATGGCAAAAAAATAAACTGGGTTAATAGATTAAATCTAGGGACACAGTATTAAGGAGTAATAAAATGGCAGATCAGATTTTAAAAACTGGTGAAGGAATCACAAACAATGCTACTAGTGGGGTAGTAAATGGGATTGCTGAACCACCTAAAGCAGAGGAAACTTTATCCCTTGATAAAATACCAGAGGACTTAATCAATCAATTGTCCGCAAGAATAGAGGAAAAGTTTAAAAACGAAATTTCTTCACGTGATAAGAAGATTACTGAATATCAGAAGTCTTTAAAGGAAAAAGAACTTGAAGGTAAAACAGAAAAAGAAAAAGCTGAGATGTTACAACAGCAAAAAGAAAAAGAACTGCAAGAGAAGCAGGCTGAATTTGAAGTGGCTCAAGCAAATTTTTTAAAGACGAAACTTATTGCAGAGGAAAAAATTGATCCCTCGGCTATTGAACTTGTAACTGGTCGAACCGATGAAGAAATAAAAGGAAGTGTGAAACGTATTAAAGATTTTTGGGCAAAAGCTGAACAGGCTGGAATTGAAAAAGCTCTTAAGGGTGTGAATACTACACCACAAAAAAATCAATCTTCTGGAACTGGCAGTGCATTGACTCAATTACAATCACAACTGAATGAAGCCAAAAAAGTCGGTAATGCCCTATTAGCTTCAAAAATATTGCGTCAAATAGAGATAGAAAGAAATAAAATTTAAGGAGAATATTATGGCGAATGTAAGCGGAGGCGGTACTTTATGGAACCTGCCCAATCTCGATGGTGTACTTTTTTCACAGACAGCAGTAAGAACCCCATTTATAGACAGAATATCAAATGTTAGAATTGTAGATAATAGCGAGTTTGCTATGAGTTCAAGTTATGCTCATGAAACAGCAACACAACCTTCAATCACTGAAACTGATTCTTTAACAGCACCAACTGCAATATCTCATGTTAGAGATAATGAAAAGAATGTGGTTCAAATTTTTCAAGAAAAAGTTTCTTTGAGTTATGCTAAATTGTCAGCTAGTGGAAGAATGAGATATACTGAAGTCGGAACTTCTGGTTATGCTTATTCTACTTTTGATGGGAAAAACGCAGTTCAGGACGAACTAGATTTTCAAAGAATGGCTCAAATGGAAAGTATCAAAAGAAAGCTCGAAGTTTCAGCTCTTGACGGTTCTTACCAATTGGCTACAAGTGCAGCAGTAGCAAACAAAATGAGAGGGATTGTGCCAGCTTGTACTATAAGCACAGTTGATGCAGGTGGAGCAGCTATTTCAAAAACTAAGATCAATGCTCTTGTAAGAGAAATGGCAGATAATAATGCGCCTTTTGGTCAAATGATTTTGATGGTTGGCTCATATAGCAAAACTAAAATTTCAACTGATTATGCTTTCACTACACAAAGTAGAACCGAAGGCGGGGAAGCAATCAACATGATTATGACCGACTTTGCTAATATCGAAGTAGTATTTAATCCTTTCTTAACAGCAAGCGAAGCAGTTATAGTTGATATGTCAAAAGTGGCTTTAGTATTTCAGCCAGTACCTGGCAAGTCAGTAATGTCAGATGGTACACTACAAAATGTAGTATGGGAAGCTTTAGCAAAAACAGGAGCTGGTGAAGACTGGCAGTTATATCTCCAAGCTGGAATTGATTACGGTTCAGCTTATTTCCACGGTTCATTAACCAATTTAGCAACAGCATAAAAGGAGGGAATGTATGATTAACAGTACAATGTTAGTACCTAATTTAAGAGATCAGATTAATACAGGCTTAAAAAATGCTTCCCTTCCAGTAATATTTGGAACTTGGTATCATGTTGACCCATATACAGGAAGCGATTCAAGCGACGGTTCAGATTTAGAAAATGCACTCGCAACAGTAGAGGCAGCCTATGGAAAATGTACTTCAGGAGCAGGGGACGGTATTGTCCTTTATTCAAGAGGAACAACTACAGCTAATACAAGTAGTTATTACACAAAAGAATTACTATGGACTAAACATGGAATCACAATGGTTGGAATTGCAGCGCCTACTTCAATTTTTAGCAGAGCTAGAATTGCAAGCAAGACAATTACAACTGGTAATTTAACTGATTTGAGTTTTACTAATTCTGGCACAGCCGATTATATTTCCAGAGTGAGTGGTTCATTTATCACCGATGGTTTTGTAGTAGGACAAAAAATCTATGTAAACACTACTTCAAACACTAATGACGGCGTATTTACTTTAACAGCGGTAACAGCAACAAAATTGACTCTTGATACTGGTGATTCAATCACAACAGAAAGTGCGGTTACAGCAGGTTCAACAGTGATCGTAAATTATTCAGTTCAGGCAATGACTATCTCTGGTAATAATAACACTTTCTATAATATCCATATTTGGAATGGTGGAACTTATTCAGCAGAACTCGGAGGAGTAAAAATCACAGGTGCAAGAAATTTCTTTAGTAATTGTCATTTTGTTGGTGGTGCAGGTTGTACTGCAACAGCGAATGAAAGAAGCTTAGAATTGGGTGATGGTGCTCAAGAAAATGTATTCGAGGATTGTACTATCGGTACTGATACTGTGGATCGTGGTAATAATGCAAACTGTGAACTTTTGATTGCTGGAACTACTACCACAACTGCAAGAAATAGATTTGACCTCTGTACTTTCCTTGCTCAAGCAGAGGGTGGGACAGCCCATCTTGCAATTAAATCAAGTGCCGCAACTTCTATGGGAAGGCACATGATAATGGTTGATCCTATTTTTGAATGCTATAAATCTAATCTTGGAACAGATCAGGCTACAGTTTTTGGTGGAACAGGGTTTAACACAGCAAAGATTTTCATTGTTGGAAAAGCCGCTCCTTGTGGTTATACCGCATGGGACTCAAATGCTTCCAATAATTGTGTGTTTGTGAATGTTCCCGCCGCCGCCGCAAGTGCTGGTGGTGGATTGATGGTTACTAATTAAAGATTTAAGCCGGGGTAACTCCCGGCATTTAATGGAGGAAAAATGAAATTTCAAGGTTATGGGATAGTATGGGATAATATAAAAAATAGAGCTTTGGTAGACTTTGAAAGCACAGCAACAAAGATAGGAATAATTGATACTGATGATCCTATTATTATATCAGAATTAACAAGATTAGGTTATAATATAGTAGATGCAAACGAAATTATAAATGAATCAAAAATAATTGAAAACATAGTAACAGAAGAGAAAAAACCTAGAGGCAAAAAAAAGGGGGCTTAAAGTGATTGCTACCCGAACAGAAATAAAAACCTTATTACAAATTTCAGTGACTACTTATGACACTCTAATTGATGCTTTAATTTCTATCTGTCAGGATGAAATAATTGAGTATTGTAATTCTCATTTTGCTCAAAATATTCTTGATACTGATAATGAACAATTCGAAGGCGGGAATACTTATACTTTCGCAAGCTCAGGCAAGACTATTACAGATTCAGATTCACTATTCCCTTTCAGCACAGGTCAGGATATTTATATTAGCGGATCAAGGTATAATGATGGTCATTACACGCTAACTAATGCGACTACTTCAGTTCTAACTACTAGCGAAACTTTGATTGATGAAGCAGAAGGCGCAAACGTGGTTATTAAATTAGTTACATGGCCAAAGGCTTTAAAAATGACATTAGCCGATTTAATAGGTTATAAAATATCCGATAAATGTATTGGTACAACTAGCGAGAATATATCGGGTGCAATTTCAACAGGTTATGCACCAGAACTTGGTTCTTATCCAGAAACTTTAATGAAGGGATTAAATAAGTATAGAGTAGTGGGGTTTAGATAATATGTGCATAAAAAAATTATTTAAGGATTCTGTTAAAATATATACTTATTCAGAGTCATTAGATAGTTTGGGTGATGCAGTAAAAACATGGACTAATACAAGTACAATAATGGCTTTTATAAATGACAATGCTGGTGGTGAAAAATTTCAGAATGGAAGCAATGAAATTTATTCAACTGCTAAAATGTTTTGTGATTTGACGGTTACATTGACAGCAAAAATGAGGCTTCAATGCGTAGAGAATAGTAAAATTTACGATATTCTTTACGTTAATGTTCCAACAGCGAGCTTGAGTTCTAAGATTAATTTTATAACCGCCGATTTACTATATAATTCTGAGGCTTCATTATGAATATTGATATAGATATGAAAGGAAAATACTTTGATATAAAGTTAATCAATAAAGCTCTTATTAAATCGGCAATAGTGGTTAAAAATGATGCTAAATTATTATGCCCTGTAAAAACTGGTAGACTAAGAGGAAGTATAACTTATGCACAAAGCGATTTTACTAGTAATGTAGAGAGCCCTGCAATTCAGAGCGAAGCAATAAGTAGACCAATTACAATAATGAAAACTAGAATAGGAACAAATGTAAGTTATGCTTATCAAGTAGAATATAGAAATGGCAATCACTATGCCTTTTTAAGAAGAGCTTTTATCCAAAATTTTAAAAAGATAAAGGAAATATTTATAAAAACTTTATCGGGTGGTAAAAAATGACCATAACAGCAGCACTAAAAACTTATCTTGCTACTATTACTGCTTTGACTGCTAAGGTATCAAGTAGAATATATCCAGACCAAGCCCCTCAGCAACCAACATACCCATATATTGTTTATAATAAAATCACCAGAACAGAGGGAGAAATTAACACACCTAAAGGGCATTACTATCAATATTATCAATTTGCTATTTATGCGAAAACTTATAAAGAAACAGATGATATAAGTGAAATAATAATTGCTTCATTTCTAAATAAACCTTTTGCCACTTATACAGGCATTCAGATTATTAACGGCAATTTGTTTGAGCATAGAGATTTACCGTTTGATGTTACTGGAATATATTCAACCATTGTGAGTATTAAAATTAGCTTTGCAATAACAGAATAATTTTCAATATTAACCCACTTAATATTGAGGAGGAAATATAATGAGTAAAAATTACAAAAAAGAAGTTGAATCAATTGAATCTGATGAAATTTCAAAAAGGTATGAACTAACCGCAAATGATAGTGAAGTTCCAGAAATTTTAAAGAAAAAAATTGGTTTAACAGAAGTTAGTAAGGGGACAAAAATAAGAATAAGTTTAACGGATTCTGAATTGAAGCTATTAAGACTAGCAAAGAATTTTTTAATTAAGGAGGTTTAAAAATGGCTAATACTTTTACATATGATTTAGACAATCTAAAGCTTGGTGCGTGTAAAGTTTGGGTTGATAAAGGCAGTGGTTATTCACCTATTGGTGTAACTATTGATGCTCAAACAGTTTCATACACACCTAAGTTTGCCGATATTATGGCAAATGAAACAGGAACAACTTTACTAGATAAAATTTTAATCGGAGAAGAGCTTAAATTTTCAATGACTTTCCTAGAGTTCACTGATTCTAATTTTAAGTCAGCTTTTCCATTTGCCACTCTGTTTACTGGTACTGGAAATAGTTATGGTTTAGGTGCACCAATTTATGGAAAAATTTCTGATAATTTTATCAAAATTAAAATCCACCCTATAAATCAAGCTGGCAGTGGTAACGAAGACGATGAAACAGTCTTGACTTATGATTATACTTTTTGGAAGGCCGCAAACGTGGTCGCAACTCCTGTTAGTTTTGAAAAGGATAAACCAAACGGTTTAAAAGTTGAGTTCGATGTATTCTGGGATTCATCTCAGCCTTCAGGTATGAGGCTTGCTTTGAGAGGTGATCCAGCTAATACAACAGCAGATGTAACACGCCCAACAGTTACAACTTTGAAAGTTGAAAAATCAAATGTTCTCACTTCAGTTTTGAAAGGGACTAATCTCACAGTAGTCGACCTCGATACTAATATTGAGTTCATATTCAGTGAAGCACTAGAAAGTGGTTCAGCTCTTAATTATGCTAACTATGTATTAGTGAATAATACAACTGGTGTTCAGGTAGACTTAAGTGCAGCAGCCATTACTTATGATTCAGCTACATTTAAAGTAACTATAAATCCAGCTAGTAATATTACTACAGCAATAGTTTATGCAATCGGAGTGGCTGGTGTTAAAGACAGTTCAGGCAATCAGATTATACCAGATGTTAGATTAATCACAGGTGCATAAATAATCGGGGTGGGTAAAACCACCCCATTTAAAAGGAATTTTATGT